ATTCCACACTACTTACACTGGTGATTCAATAGAAAATCTAAGTGCATCATTCGGTGCAAACACATCTAAGTTAGGACATAGTAAAGATGTATGGGTAGATGATGCATCATATAAAGATGTCAGTGGTAAAGGTTCAATGACTGCAAAGGAAACACTTAAGTTAACACAAACACTTTCCATGACAGGTAAACAGTTCCATCAAATCAAAAGACCAACACTACAGAAGTTCATGAAGGTACAAGAGACTATTGCAAAGAAAGGTGCTGGTGCAACTTACAAGACCTACTGTAATACACTAATACGACAAGGAAAGTTTAACCCAACATACGCAGGTTATATGAAACACTTTGAGAACTATTGGAGAGACAAGGTAGTTGCAAAGGTTAAGATGGAAAAGACTAAACAAATTAAGAAGGAAATCGGAGAACAACTTTATAATGAACTCAGAAGTATGAAGAAGTTCATAGAGGCACTTACATCATTTATGCTACACTTAGTGGTAGCAAAACAACTTATTATCGTTGCATTAAATAGAGTGAAATCAATAGGTACTTTCGTAAAGACCTCAACAGGATTTCAAACAGTCAACCCTGAAGGTTATGTTGCAATTGATAATGATGGTAAGGCAGTCAAGTTGGTAGACCGAATGGAATTCTCACTAAATAACTTTACAGTTGCAAAGGATTGGGATAAGTAATGAAAACATTCAACGGATTTATAACAGAAGCAAAAAGACCTAAAGGTGCAGTGTTTACCTTTGGTCGTTTCAATCCACCTACAACAGGACATGCAAAGTTAGTTAAACAATTACAAAAAGTTGCAAAAGGATTTGATGTATTACTATTCACTTCACACTCCAATGACCGAAGAAAGAATCCCCTAACACATAAACAAAAGATATCATACCTCAGAAAATTCTTTGGTAAGATTGTTGTCGACTCTACAGTAAGAACTGTATTCGATGTTGCAAATCAATTACAACAACAGAAGTATACTCACGTAAGGATGGTAGTTGGTTCAGATAGAATTAGAGAATTTGAAACACTACTAAACAAATACAACGGAGTGAAAGCACGACATGGTTTCTATAAGTTTGAAAGTATAGAAGTCGTATCAGCAGGGGAAAGAGACCCCGATGCAGATGATGTCAGTGGAATGAGTGCATCAAAACTTCGTGCATATGCAGAACAAGGAGACTTTGATAACTTTAAAGTTGGAGTCCCGTCAAAGAATGCATCAGATATTCAGAGACTATACAAAGACATTCGTAAAGGAATGGGTATCATGGAGTCAACACTACCCGACTATATGAATGAAGATTTAATTACAGAGGGTGTTTATGACCCAGGCATCTTCAAAGCAGTTTTCCTAATGGGTGGGCCAGGAAGTGGTAAGTCAACAGTAGTAAATAAACTATCTCTTAAGGCAATGGGTCTTAAGTTGGTAAACACTGATAAAGCATTTGAAAATGGATTAAAGAAAGCAGGACTTGGTCTTGATTTAAGAAACATGGATGCAAAGGACAGAGACCCTATCCGTGCAAGAGCAAAGACTATTACTGCAAAGAATATGTCTGCATACATAAGAGGTCGTTTAGGAATGGTATTCGACACTACTAGTGCAAAGGCAGGTAAGATTGCAAAATATAAGAAACAGTTAGATGCACTAGGATATGAATACAAAATGATATATGTAAGTGCATCATTAGATAATGCACAAGCAAGAAACGAAAAACGTGCAAGAAAACTACCACCTGAGATTGTAAAACAAGATTGGGATGCAGCTCAAAAGAATGCACAACAATTTAAAAAAATGTTTGGTAAAGAATTCCTTGAGATTACAAATGATGACGATTTAAAATCTTTAGAAAGTAAAACAACAAAAATTTCAGGTAAACTTATATCATGGAGTTCTAAGTTTCCTAACAATAAACTTGCAACAAACTGGAAAGATTCAGAATTGCAGAAGAAAAAGAGATAAATAGTAGTATGATGACTTTTAGACAACTATTTGAACGGGACTATAAGAAGGAGTATGAAAACTACCATTCTAAACCCGAACAAAAGAAACGTAGAGCTGCAAGAAATGGTGCAAGACGTATTCTAAAAGATAAAGTAGGTATAAAGGGAAAGGATGTACACCATAAAGATAACAACCCTATGAACAATGACAGAACAAACCTATCTATTGTATCAATGAAATACAACAGAAGTGAACCAAGGAAACGAAATGCCTGAAGATTACAAACCAAGTAAACATGAAAGAGGAACAGATGAAGGTCGTAAATGGGCTCAAGAATTCACGCCTGGTCAGTCTGTTGACAGTTTTATTAAAGAAGACATCAAACGACAAAAAGATTTCTCTGCAAAAACATTCAGTCAAGTAGTAGGTAATCCACTAGAAGGTTATCCATATAACGAAGAGATGCAAGTCAATGAAGTTGCACAAGACAAAGATATAGAAGACAAAGAAGGAACACAACCAGCAAAATATCATAAAGGTCTATCAAAATCAACCAAACAAAAAAGAGATGCACACTTCAAAGCAAAGAAGAGTGGTGAGGCACCTGGCGATGCAGATGCAGAAACTAAACCATCTAAACATACTGTAAAAGCAAAACAGATGTTCGGAGAAGACAGTGGTCTTCAGGCAAAAGCAGACAAGTCAGGAATATCAAAAGGTATCTTACAAAAGGTTTACAACAGAGGATTAGCTGCATATAAAACAGGACATAGACCAGGCACTACTGCACCTCAGTGGGCAATGGCACGTGTTAATTCTTTTATCACTAAAGGTAAAGGAACTTGGGGTGGTGCAGACCAAGACCTTGCTAAACAAGCAAAAGGTAAATCTGAAGAAGTAGAAGAAGCATGTTGGAATGGTTATAAACAAGTTGGGATGAAGAAGAAGGGGAACAAGGAAGTTCCAAATTGTGTTCCTGAAGCAAACACTATGGGTAATGTTAAAAAAACATTATCAAAAATTAAAGGGTTATCTTCAGACCAATTAAAAACTTTACTAACAATACCTCAAAGTCAACTTCAAGTCATTGCACAACAGTTATCTTCATTAGTAATGGGTGAAGAGATACATGAGTCTCAAATAGAAAAACACTTACCTCAGTTAGATGAAGTCATGTCAATGCAGACACGTCTAAAGATGAAGAAAGCATTCAGAAAGAACAAACATAAGATTGCAATTGGAAGAAAGAAGGCTGCAAAAAGAATGGTGTTAGACCCTAAGAAGATTGAGAAACGTGCAACTAAAGCTGCAAGAAAGGTATTAGAGAAGAAGTTTCTTAAAGGTGCAGATAAAAACTCACTAGGACATGCTGGTAAAGCTGCACTAGAGAAAAAGATTGAGAAGAAAAAATCAGTAATCGCAAAGATTGCTCGTAAACTAAAGAAAGTTATCCGTAAGAAAGAGGCAATGAAGTTCAAGAAGAACAAAGAAACTTGGGATAAAGCAGGTAAGGACTTAAAGAATAAAAAATAATGAAAACATTTCACCAATTAGCAATCACTGAAACACTAGAGACACTTCAAAAGGAAGGAACTAACCTACTGGACAATCCGTTCAGGTTGGGTTCTGCAATGTACTTTGAGGTAATCAATGAAGCAAAGAAGTTGGTTGCAGAACAAAGATATAGACTAACTGAAGTCGATAGACAAGTTATAGAAACAAACCTAGGAGAATTCGATGTCCATGAAGGAAACTATGTACCACTTGATTGTCCTATGATGGTCGAAGAAGAAGAGAAGGGTGAAGACAAACCAATCGGTAAACCTAAAAAAGGTGGCCCTAAAAAGTTTTATGTGTATGTTAAAGATGGTGATAAGGTTAAGAAAGTCACATTTGGAGATACATCAGGTCTATCAGTTAAATTTAAAGACCCAAGTGCAAGGTCATCTTATGTTGCAAGACATAATTGTGACACTGCAAATGACAAGACAACACCAGGCTATTGGAGTTGCAGACTACCAAGATATGCATCACAACTCGGTTTGAGTGGTGGTGGGTCGTTTTTTTGGTAGACTAAATATCAGTGTAGGAGATTTATTATGAAGAAATTATACCATACTTATGCAATGGATGAAAGATATGCAGAAGTATTCAAGTCAGATTTAGGTTTTGAAGTAGACCTTTACGAAAACAATACATTACTAGAGACTAGAGAAGTCCATGACAAATCAGAAGGATATGCAGAAGATGTTGCAGAAAACTGGGTCGGTGGAATGTTTGACATAGAACCTAAAGAAGGTAGTTTCTATGGGTACAATGAAAAGAATGACAACTACTACCCTGGCTTAGATGACTAAACCATACGAAGAAATTGTAGAACAACACGGAACAGGAACAAAGTTTGTTATAAGAACTTTTGACGAGTCCGTAGATAGTGATGAACTAGTGTGGCATAGGGATAGAGAATCCCGTCAAGTTCATGTATTATCAGGAAAAGGATGGGAATTGCAACATGATGATGCATTACCCATAGAATTAAACATTGGAAAAGACTACTATATTCCTGAAATGACCTACCATAGGTTAATAAAAGGTGAAGATAACTTAGTGGTTAGAATTAAAATTACATAAATAATATCATGAGTTATAAATCAGAGAACTGGCAAGATAAACTAGCAGAAGTTAGGAACAGTATTGTTTCTAAGGAAGGTTCTGTTGAAAAAACTGCAGACGAAATCATCAACGAAGAGATTGAAGCAGAACTTAAATCATTCTTTGCAGAAGAACCTGTAGAACTGGATGAGATTCAACAAAAAGAAGTTGATGCATTAAAGAAATTGTCAAAGGACATGCAAGCAGTTCTAAAAGGTTATCAAAAGATTGCTGGAATGGGTGACAAAGAACTTAAGAACACAAAGTATAATAAAGATTACGAAGCAGTTCTTAAAGCAAGAGATGTCATCTTACAACTGATTGGTAAAGTAAACACTCAAAAGATTTTGAATAAAGAAGAAGTAGTAGTGGTAGAAGAGAAACTTTCACTAGAAAAGACTATTACTAAACTTACAGAAAAAAATATGTTAGGTAGACTTGCAAAGTCAATGGAACTTAACGAAGACAACAAGGATAAACTATTTAACTATTTCGATAAAGGGGAATTAAAACAATGAGTATACAAGATTTAACACTAGGGTTGGTAGAAACTGCAAAGAGAATTGCAGAAGATTCAGCTGCATATAAGAAGTTTTTTAACGATTCACTAAAGAAATTTGGTGTAACATCTCCTGAAGAGTTATCTGCAGAGAAGAAAAAGGAATTCTATAACCACATCGATGCAAACTGGAACTCAGATGATGAGCCTGGTTCAGATGGTAAAAAAGATAAACCTAAAAAAGACGTTGATGAAGGTAAAGGAATGCCACCTTGGTTGAAGAAAGGTAAGAAAGACGACAAAGACTCTGAAGACGAAGACGAAGTCAAAGAAGAAAAAGATGACGAAGACGAAGAAGACGAGGAAGAAGTCGAAGAAGGTCTTAATGCTGGATACAACAATTCTAGTAAAGAAAAGAAAGATAGATTTGATTTAAAGGCATCTGCATGTAAGTCAGAAGAAAAAGAAGATGACGAAGATGAAGATGAGGAAGAAGTAGAAGAAGGTAAATTACCACCTGCTCTTCAGAAAGCAATCGACAAGAAGAAAGGTAAAGACTCTGATGACGAAGACGAAGACGAAGTCAAAGACAAAAATGAGTCAAACACTTTAGATGCAAATCTTTTAGAAAGAGTGTTGAAAGAACTAAACATAGGATAGTCTAATGAATTTATTTGCAGAAGCAAAGAAAGTTTTAGATAAGGACGGGAAGGTAAATCCTCTCGGCCCTTATGGTAAAATGAAACTTACAGGTAGAGAAGTGTCTGCATACTTCCGTAGAAACAAAATAACCGACCCACAAGTTAAAAAGGCAGTAGAAGTTGCACTTGACATGGGTGGTGCAATGGATATTGCTGGTAAAGAAATTCAAAAGTTTTATGGTCGAGAAGTAAGAAATTCAAAAGAAGTTAAAGATGCATTAATGTATGCAAACGAATCCGTGGTTGTAGATGGAGACCAGTTAGAAGAAGAAGTTCTTGCAGAAGGAATGTCTAAACTATTATCACCAGCACAACAGAAAGGTATTCTAAAGAAATGGAATGAACCTGAAGGGTCAACATTTGCAGATAACGTATACAGTAATGCTAAGATAGCAAACAAGAAGGACTTTATTGTTACTTCACATTCAGTTAAAGACGGAGATTACTACTTATCACTTTTAGGTAATGCACCTGAAGGTAAAGAGGACAAGGCTCTAACTAAAGCAAACACAAACATGAATGCAGATATCAGAAAGATATGTAAAAAATGGTCAACTGCAGGAAAAACATCACCTAACCCAGCAGGAATGTGTTATTTAGAAATTGAAAGAGAGTTGTGTGATAAGAAATACAACAAGTTTGCAGCTGCCGATACAATGGTAAGAGAAGTTGTATGGGGTATGGTAGAAGACATCATGGGAATGAAAATTAAAACTGCATAGGAACTATTATGGACGGAAAGAAATTTAACAAATTAGCAAAAGTATCCAAGTCAAGAAAGATGGGTAAAATCATGGTTGATGAAGATGTCATGGGTCAAGACCCATTGAAAGGATATCCTTTTCAGAAGAAATTCTCAGTAGAACAATCATTCAGAAACATGGTAGAGACTTCAAACCTTAACCTATCAGAAGATGATGGTGAAGGTAGTAACAAAAAAAGTCCTAGTCAGATGACTGATAAGCAAAGAAAGGACTTTACAGATTCAGAAAGAAAAAGAAGGCTAAGAACTTACGCAGCAAAGAATGCAAAATCTAAAGAGATGAATGATAAGAAAAGAGCTGCAAGAGTAGCTGCTATGAAAGCAGGTGCAAAGAGAGTTGCAGATAGAAAAGCTGACCTTAAAAAGAAAAACATCCCCGACCCAGCAAATACATCAGAGAGTAATCAGTTTAACACATATAGAAACATGATTGATATGTGGACAGAAGAGGCACAGGATTCACTACAAGAAGAGATGATTACTTACAGAGTTAAAGGAATGCAGAAACCCGAAGAACAAAAATTCATTCGTTCTGCTAAAATGATGGGTCTAAAGATTACTATGGACAAAGGTAGTAAAGATACAGTAATCGTTATGAGTGGAACTAAAAAGAAACTCAGAGACTTTGATGCAGTTGCAAGAGGTAAATCATCATATGGTGACCCTTCAACAATCAAACACTTTGACGAAGAAACTGTATCAGAAGGTAAGAAGATACAAGACATAGTTCGTAAACACAAAAGAGAACTTCAGAAAGCACAGAGAAGTGGTAACCTAGACCTATCTAAGAAAGCAGAAGACGAACTTAGTAATTGGGCAAGTTCCAATGGTGAGATTCGTGGAGACGATGAAGACGAATTCATTGACTGGTTAGATAGTAACCTTGACGATTTAGTTAAAGGTAAAATCAAAGAAGAAGTTATACAAGAAGAAGTGCCAGAATCATTAAAAAATCAAATCAAACAGGCAGAAGCAAAACTTGCATTCGCAAGAAAGGTTAAGTCTTCTGCATATCAAAGAGGTGATGGTCGGTCATCGCAACAAAGATATAAAAAGAACGTTTGGGATGCTGAAGATAAATTAGAGGCACTCAAAGATAAAGCAGAACGCCTAAGAGAAGAAACAGAGTTAACAGAAAACTACAGAAAACTTGCAAAACATGGTATGGGAACAGAGACACCAAAGTCAATCAAAGTCGGAACAGAGATTGATTATTACCAAAAAGATGGTGCGAAGTACATGGGTAAAGTCACTAAGATGTCAAGACAATCTTATACTGTAAAAGATGACAAGACTAAGAAAGACCACGAGTTCTTCTACCACGACAGAATTAAAGCTGCAAAACTTTTAAAACAAGGTGATAATGTACAAGAAGATAAAAGATATGCATTCATATCAACTATCTTAGAAAAGGCATATGACGAAAATGATGTAAAGAAAGTCCAACAACTTGAAAAGAAATTACAGGGTATGCTTAAAGAAGTAGACAAAACTATGAAAGGTTCAGGTTTATCTGCACCAGCATTCAACAATGTTCGTAGTGGTATTGTAAAAGGTCTTCAATCTATACAGAAATTTTACAAAATTGCAAAGAAATAACATGGAATATAAAAGTTTAGTACAAGTAATTAAAGAACACAATACAGATGATTCTTTAGAAGAGGCAAGAATACCTCAATACAAACCAACTAAGTTTGAAGGTAAAGAGTTTGACAGAAAGAAAGAAATCAAATCTTTAAAGACTATGCAAAAGGCAATTCAAAAAGTTGCAAAGATGCAAGATAGTATGCAGTATACTGCTGAAACAGGTGGAACTTCTAAAACTGGAAATCCAAATGCAATATATCAAGGTCTAGTAGATGCTGAACAGGCAATATTTGCTTACATGGGTGGTATCGAAAGAGGAAACTTTGATGGTGTTATCGACATGGACAGAGACTAATGGATACTGTAGACGGAAGATTTAGAATCTTCAAAGAGAAATTGAAGAAACTGGGATATGCAAAGAAAGATGCAAAAGCAGTCACAGCAGTTATGGAGAAAGTTGCAGACTTTGGAATGATGTCTGATGCTGGAAACAAAAAGGTTGCACGTGCAGTATCACAATCAAAAACTGAAAAGGATTTGAGAGCAAAGTTAAAGAAAATTGCCACTATGGCAAAAGGTAAGTATGCAGAAGCAGATGATGATGACGTAGTAGAGAGAGCAATCCAAGCTATGGGGTCAACTGCAGTAGGGATGCAATTACGTCCTGATGCAAACGTATTAACTCAGTTAGCAGGAATGGAAGACCTCAAAAAAGATGGGGAAATCAGAACTGATGACATGAAAAAAACTAAGGTTAAGTGGGAAGATGCAGTAAAAGTTTATAAGGGATTAATGTCTCTTAAGACACCTATTCGGTCTAAATACTTAAGAATATTACAGAAGGATGCTAAATCTTTCAAAAAGGTCTTCGACGCAGTGTTGAAGGTCTCTAAATAAAAAAAGAGGAAACTAAAATGGCACTATGGGGACATACATCAGGAACAGAATCAAAACCTAATTGGTTAAGTGATGCTGACAAAACAAATACATCTGCAAAACCACACGGATGGGAACTTAAAAAAGTAGTGGGTTCAAGAACATTAACTGAGACATTGGTTGCATGGTCTAGTTCTGCACTTACAACTGCACTTGGTGCTGCTGATATCACTGATATCGACTGGAACATCACTGCATTTGATAAATCAGAAGGTGGAACACTTTCTGTTAAAGCTATCTTTAACGAAGCAGTTGACGTAACTGGAACACCACAATTAACAGTAGTTAATGACCAACGTGCAAACCACGTTCTTTCATATGCAAGTGGTACAGGTACTAATGAACTTACATTTACATTAGTAATTGGTGCTGCGAATGCCGCAACTAATGCTGGTGATGTACTTTCAATTGGTGCTAACGCAGTTGCATTGAATGGTGGAACAATTAAAGATAAAGGTACTTCAACAGTTTCTACAATTACTTCAGTAGCAGGTATAGGAACTGCAGCTGGAACAATTACAGTAGCTGCATAATAGTAATACAGGAAAAATTATGAAAACATTTAAAAACTTTTTGTTTGAAAACTCTCTACATCACCTACAAGGTGCTGGTCTATCTTCATCAACTGTCCCCCATGACATTACAGATGAAGAGGTCAAGATGAAAGTTAATGCAATTTTAGGTCATGCTGCTACTCAAGAGTTCATGAACCCTAAAGCTGCAATTGGTCAGATGGAAGCAAAACTTGGTCAACTGGGTATGGCAAGAAAGAATGCACCTACCCAAAACCAAGAGAATCCAGTAGAAGAAGAGTCTTTTAGTGGAACTGGTGAATTCATGATTGAATTCTCAAGATATGGTGAAACATTTGGTAAGTCAGTGGATACACCACATGACGAATTTGAAAAAGAAGAACAGGTAGTTTCACTTAAGGTGAAATACGAACAACTAGAAACAGGAACATTTAAAGTCTACGGCTCTCTAGTTTAAGTAATTCTTAAACACCTACATACTATTACATTATGAGTCTATTTGATAAAATAACTGCGAAGAATTTTAATGCTTTTGCATTAAAGAATTACGATGACCCTCAGTGTGAAGACATTGAGGATTTTCACGAAGACCTTCGTAGATTCCGATACCTAAAACGTTTACTTCATAGATACCACGAGAGTGGAGAAATGAGGGAACGTCTTATGTTAAACCATCTCATTACTATATTCAATGTATTTGGATTTGATGCATCAATGAGAATGTTAGACTTTAAAATTAAAAACGACAAATATTGGTCATCAATCAAAACAATGTTATTGTATCTAAATTATGTGGAAAACACATGGAGAGACGATACACCATTAGATGTACCACTTGCAAAAAGACTTAAACAGTTATAGTCACGTGCTGGTTTAGCTCAGTAGGTAGAGCAACTGATTTGTAATCAGTAGGTCGTCAGTTCGATTCCGACAATCAGCACCACCTTTCAAAATGCATAAATAGATATATGAGAGTAATAGATACACTAATCGTATTCCGTATTCTAAAGATGTTAACTACACCTTTCAAGAAGACTAAAGCTTATAAGTTTGGGTTTATAGATGACAGGGGTAATAGAATCAAATACATTCCAAATCCCGACAATCCTAATGTAAAAGAAAGGAATGACCCAATTACGTCTGAAGAGAAGAGTTCATTAACACCTCTACATAGATTAGTATTCAACCTCAAAAAGATTATAGAGAAGGTTCCATTCGGTAAGAGTGCATTTGCATCTTACGCTGTTGCACTTCTATTACTTAAAGAGGAGACTGATTTAGATGACGAACAGGGAAGAGAACTATATGAGAAGTTCTACAGATATCTAAAGGATAATGATAAGTTAGTTGCAGAACAAATTACAGAGGCAATGCATGTCACTACACTAGTAGAAGGTGACACTTATAATCTAAAGAGACAACTCAAGTATCAGAACAATGATTCTATATACCCCGAGAGAACGGCGGTGATAGTAGAATCCACTTACGAAAATGTATTCGGTATTCAAACATACATTGCACATATAGATGACGAAAGAGTCGTGGTGACCCAAGATGATGTTTATTGAAGCAAAGATACAACTAAACAAACTTAAGTTTGATGGGAAACATAAGAAGGTTGACCTAGATGAATTGGGTAAATTGTTTGACACTAAGTGTTTAAATGAACTCAATGTACCTAACCCACCAAAGAACGACAGTGACATAACACTCAAAGAAGTTAAAGACATCATAAAAATAAGAAGTAATCTATCAGAGTTCAAGAAGAAAGCATATCAAGTTACAGACAAAGACCCAGTGTATTTTATCAAAGATTACATGGATGAACATGGATTAGATTACAGTGAAGAAGTCATGAACAATCTCATGGCATCATCTAAACATATCGGAAGACACTTTAAGAATAAATTTAATAGACCTAGACCAAGACAAATAGTAGATGCACTAGGATTAGATATGAAACATTTTGAAACAGACACAACAACTTCACCATCGTATCCATCGAACCATTCTCTTCAATCAGAAATTGTTGGTAGATACTATGCAAAGAAACATCCCGACCATGCAGAAGAGATTATGTCTAATGCAAGGATATCGGGTCAAGGAAGAATAGATGCTGGGGTGCATTACCCTAGTGACGATGCAGTCTCTATGAAGATTGCAGAGGAAGTAATGTTTAAATACTTCAAGGGAGATATCGAAGAAGATGCACCAATGAATGCAACTGGGTCAGCAGTATCCACTCACCAACCAGTGGTGAGAAAGAAGAAGGACGACAAGACTATTCTTGGACTTCTGAAACGAAACGCAGTATAATATTATGTTGAAATTTTTGAATTACCTTGCCCTTATTACCTCTATCGGAATCGCATCGATTGCCGCATACTTTTCTGTATTGGGACTTGCAACCATATTTGCTGGTGCATTCATGGGTATCGTCATCATGGCAGGTGCATTAGAGTTCGGTAAGATTGTCAGTGCAGCCTACCTACATTTGTTTTGGAATAAACTAAACTACTTCAAGTATTACCTAGTGTTCAGTGTAGTAGTGTTGATGTTTATTACATCACTAGGTATATTCGGATACCTATCCAAAGCACATTCAGACCAAACAGGGGACACTGCAGTTGCACAATCAGTAGTTAATCGTATTGATAATGAAATCCAAAGAGAAGAGAATAAGATAACAACTTATGAAGATAGGATTAAATCACTGGGTAGTTCTAAGATAGATGTCAGTGCATCTATAGAACAACAGGAAGAGATAAGAGATGGTGCATGGGATAGGGTACAAGGAGACATAGACTATGCAAAGGGTCAGATAGAGAGTCTTAGAGGTCAACTCACAACACTTGACACTGCAGTCAACGAACTAAGGAACAAAGGAGTCGAGGTCATCACTACTGATGAGGGTGGATTGTTTACTGGTGCAGATACAGAAACCATTGACTATGTTGCACAAGCAAATACACTATTTGAACAACAGAAGAGTCAGAGAGAACAGATAAGAGATGACATTGCAGAACAACAGAGTAATATAGACAAGTATAGACAGAATGCACAAGACACTATTGACACTGCAAACTTAGAGATTAAGAGTTTACAACAGTCATCCACTGGGGACGTGGATGCAATCATAATAAAAACAGAAGAATACACCTTGTTAATAGATGAGTCTTATGATATAATAGATGAGTTAAAGTTAGAAAAGTTTGACTCTGAACAGGTTATACTTACACTAGAACGAGAAGTGGGCCCAATCAAGTATATTGCAGAGATAATATACGGACAAGAAGACAGTGTCAAGTACCTTGACAATGCAGTTAGATGGGTCATCTTCATGTTAATCTTTGTGTTTGACCCACTTGCAGTGTTACTACTAGTGTCATCACTTGCAATGATTGAGAGACAACCTAAGATAAGTAAGTATAAGAATGCACCAATCATCACTAAGAAATATACAGTTCAAATCCCAAAGAATCGAATCAAAAACCCCTTGTAATTTGACCCACATTACTGTATAATAAGGGTAATGTTATGGTTAGAAAGAAAATATCTTTCATTAGTATTGTCGTACCTTGACAATGCTAAGTGGAAAAACGAGAACACTTTAAACCACCGATGTCCTTATTGTGGAGATTCCCAAAAGAATCCCCATAAAGCAAGAGGATTTCATTTTGTTGTGGAACAGAGTTTTGTCTACAAATGTCACAATTGTGGTAAATCAACCTCATCCGTGAAATTTATAAAGGATAATTTTCCCGAAACACATCGTGACTATATAAAGGAGTGGTTGAAAGAAAGTGGAAAGAAACCTAAAGTACATGCAAGTGGTCATAAGATGCCAAGTGCAAACATCTATAAGTTTACTCCAAAAGAGGAAATCCTAAATATGAATGTAGACGATATACCTGCGGTTTGTTTTCCTGCTATGGAAAAACAAGTTGCAAGAGAATATCTACAGGATAGAAAGATTCCCGATGAGGCAATAAAAAAGTTATGGTTTGTCCCATCTGCACAATCACTAAGTCTTTTATCTAATAAATACAAAGACCGAGTTCTTGGGAATGACCCAAGAATTATATTACCTTTCTTTGATGAGGAAGGGGAACTCATAGGTATCAGTGGAAGAGCAATCAATGACTCACCACTAAGATACTTAACTATGAGATTCCAAGATGACTCTCCACTCATCTTTAATCTTAACAACGTGGACAAAACAAAAACTATCTTCGTTACAGAAGGCCCGATAGATAGTTTATTCCTACCCAACAGTATATCAGTCGGGGGTAGTGATTTCAAAAAGATAGACGATGATATCAAACACAATACAGTTTTAGTTTATGACAACGAACCAAGAAGCACGGAAATCCTCAAGAAGATAGAAGAGGTAATTGACCTAGGATGGTCAGTGTGTATTTGGGATGATAAAAGAATATCTGAATGCAAAGATATAAATGATATGATAATGAGTGGGTTGACAAGTGAAGAAATTGTTGATATTATTAATGCTTGTACATTTGATGGTCTTTCTGCAAAACTAAAACTAATGGAGTACAAGAAAATATGAATGACACAACAATCAAAGTAGTCAAGTCGGATGGTTCTAAGGTAGAGATAAACTTAGAGAAGATTCATAGAATGGTAGAGAAAGCATGTAAAGGAATTACAGGTGTATCAGAATCATTAGTTGAAATGAATAGTGGATTACAATTCTATGATGGAATTACCACAACAGACATCCAAAAGATTTTAGTTAAATCTGCAAGTGATTTGATATCACTAGAGAATCCTAATTACCAATTCGTTGCATCAAGACTATTATTGTTTGGAATACAGAAACAAGTATTCAATACCAAGTGGAAGGACTCAACAATTTATCCACCACTTTATGATATCATTGAGAAGAATATCAAACAGGGTGTTTACTCTAAAGATATTCTAAAGGTATATAAGGCTGAAGAGATAGACCAGTGCAACAAATACATTAGACATAATAGAGATTTAGATTTTACTTACGCAGGATTACAACAGATTGTAGACAAGTACTTGGTGCAAGATAGAAGTAATGGAAAGGTGTTTGAGACACCTCAATTCATGTACATGTTAATTGCAATGACCCTATTCAGAAACTATGACGAAGACAAAAGGTTAGACTATGTTAAAAGATATTATGACGCAATATCAACTTTTAAAATCAATATACCCACACCTATTATGGCAGGGGTCAGAACACCACTTAGACAATTTGCATCATGTGTCCTCGTTGATTCAGATGACACCCTCGATTCAATCTTTTCGAGTGACATGGCAATCGGAAGATATGTTGCCCAACGTGCTGGAATTGGAATTAACGCAGGAAGAATACGAGGACTTGGTGCAAAGATACGAGGTGGAGAAGTCCAACATACAGGAGTCATTCCATTCCTCAAAAAGTTTGAAGCAACAGTCAGAAGTTGTACCCAAAACGGAGTCAGAGGTGGAAGTGCAACAGTCCATTTCCCAATATGGCACCAAGAAATCAACGACATTATTGTCCTCAAGAATAATAAAGGCACGGAAGATAACAGAGTTAGGAAATTAGACTACTCCATTCAGTTATCTAAACTATTCTATGAAAGGTTTCTAAAGAATGAGGAGATTACATTGTTCTCTCCACATGATGTTAAAGGACTATATGAAGCATTTGGAACACCTCAGTTTGATGAACTCTATGAGAAGTATGAACGTGCAACATCTATTCCAAAGACAAAGGTAAGTGCAAGAGAATTGTTTACTGCAATTCTAAAGGAACGTGCAGAGACAGGTAGGATTTACATCATGAACATTGACCATTGTAATAGTCATAGTTCATTCACTGATAAGGTGAACATGAGTAACCTATGTCAAGAGATTACATTACCAACAGACCCAATCAGTCACATTGATGGAGAAGGAGAGATTGCATTATGTATTCTATCTGCAATCAATGTAGGTATCATTAAGTTAGATGAATTGAGTAATCTATGTGACCTTGCAGTAAGAGGATTGGAAGAGTTGATTGATTATCAACAGTATCCAGTTGAGGCTGCAGAGAGGTCAACACTTGCACGTAGGTCATTAGGTATTGGTTATATTGGTCTTGCACATTTCCTTGCAAAGAACAAGGTTAAGTATGATGACCCCGAAGCACATAGACTAGTGCATGAACTAACAGAGAAGTTCCAGTACCATTTACTATGTGCATCTAATCAGATTGCATCAGAGAAAGGTGCATGTGAATACTTCGATAGAACTAAGTATGCAAAAGGTATTTTGCCCATTGACACCTACAAGAAAGAAGTAGATGATATTGTCCCAAATGAGTTAAAAGAAGATTGGGAAAAACTAAGAGTTCGTATCAAAGTTCATGGACTAAGACATTCTACATTGACTGCACAAATGCCCTCTGAGAGTTCCTCAGTCGTCTCTAATGCAACCAATGGAATAGAACCACCAAGAGACTACCTTAGTGTCAAGAAGAGTAAAAAGGGAACTCTTAAACAAGTAGTTCCACAATATACTCACCTTAAGAATGCATATACCTTACTATGGGATATGGAAGACAACATGGGATACATCAAAGTCGTTGCAGTGATGCAGAAGTTCTTTGACCAAGCAATCAGTGGAAACTGGTCGTACAATCCCGAAAACTATGAAAATAATGAAGTACCTATAAGTGTCATGGCAACAGACTTATTGAACACTTACAAATTCGGATGGAAGACATCATATTATCAGAATACCATGGATGGTAAAACTGAAGATGTAATTACAGACCCAAACTCTGCGTCTAATGAATACATACCACCTATGATGGATTCTCCACCACTTGAAGATGAGGACGATTGTGAAGCGTGTGCGATTTGAGGACATGACTGTTGATTATATCAACATGACTGAAGAACCTAACAAAAAAATAGAAGGAAAACATTTAACTGGAAGAACCAATCCCGAGACATGGTCTTTGATGAAGGATAGGTTTGTTATATTAAGAAACTTCATACCCGAATCAATTACCAACATGTCATTAGATGCATGGAAGACTATTGAAAGTAATGAAGAAGTTGATGCAGTTATCTTCCATAAAGAACATGAGATAACCCAAGGGTCACCTAAAGAAAGTCTAGGTAAGTCTAAAGCAGGATACTGCACACCTCATGGTGTTGCATTGCATAGATGGTTAGGTGATGAACTTAAGGGTATCATTGATATGGATTTAAGAGAGACCTATTCATATACTAGAAAGTATGACAGGGGTGCATACCTTAGAGCTCATACCGATAGACCATCATGTGAAATCTCTGCAACAGTTTGTCTTGACTACCATTGTGATGATGGGAAACCATGGTCGATATGGGTGCAGAATGAAGAAGATTATATTGACTTAGGATGCATGGAAAAAGCATTTGAGATATCACAAGGACTTCCTCATAGAAAGAGAAAGGGAATCAAAATTGATTTAGAGGTTGGAGATGTATTATTATATCAAGGGCCGAATGTAATCCATTGGAGAGATTATCTACTAGGAGATTACAGTTACCATATCTTTATGCATTTTATTAATAGAGAAAGTGAAATGTGTCACATTAATGAGTGGCACTCAAATGACACTGGGGAACACTATCCAAGTGGAAGTCAGTATCCCGTTCTAACATTTGATGGTAGGTCGGATAGGTATTCAAAAGAAATTTGGGATAGTCCACAAAAAGAAGCAATGAATAAATTTAATACAGTCTATGAAACAATAGACAATAAGACTAAATATGTTAACAATTTTAGTAACTTAGAATTACATGACCCGAAGGAAAGAAGAAAAAGAAATGACAGTATTTAATAAAGACAAGGTAGACTTCACTAAGAACAAAATGTTTTTCGGAGAAGGGTTAAACACACAACGATTTGATGAGTTCAAATATCCAATATTTGATAAACTAACACAAAGACAATTATCATTCTTTTGGAGACCCGAAGAGGTATCCTTACAGAAAGATAGGAGTGATTATCAGAATCTATCTGATGCACAAAAACACATCTTTACCTCTAACTTGAGGTATCAAACGTTACTAGACTCAGTTCAAGGTAGAGCTCCGTCCATAGCATTCTTACCATTCGTGAGTCTGCCTGAACTAGAGTCTTGTATTATCACTTGGGATTTCATGGAAACAATCCATAGTAGAAGTTATACTCATATCATAAAGAATGTATACTCAGACCCAAGTGAAATCTTTGACACCATACTTGATGAAGATGCAATTGTTAAACGTGCAGAGATGGTTACAGAGAAGTATGATGAGTTCATTCAGTTAGGTAGACGTAGATTACTAGGTCTTAAAGTAGATGATTACGATTTATATAAGGCATTATACCTTGCATTGATATCAGTTAACATCTTAGAAGGAATTAGATTCTTCGTATCCTTTGCATGTTCATTTGCATTTGGAGAGTTAAAACAGATGGAAGGAAGTGCAAAGATTATCTCTCTTATTGCAAGAGACGAAGCACAACACTTAGGTATATCACAACACATGTTGAAGTGTTATAAGAACCAAGAGAACGACCCAATAATGAACAAGGTCATGAAGGATTGTGAACCCGAAGTATATAAGATGTATGAAGATGCAGTAGAACAAGAGAAGGAGTGGGCAGAGTTCCTATTTAAAGATGGGTCAATGATTGGTCTATCAGTTCCTTTACTGGGTCAATACGTAGAGTTCACTGCAAACAAAAGATTACGTGCATTGGGTCTTAACCCATTATACGATATCTCTTCAACCAACAACCCTTTACCATGGACTAAACATTGGTTCAATAGTAGAGGATTACAGAATGCACCACAAGAAACGGAGATTGAATCCTATCTTATTGGTGGTATTAAACAGGATGTCAAAGAAGACACCTTTGATGGATTTAAGTTATGATGGATGCAGTAGTATTGATAGGTATTTTGTGGGTTGCACTAGTATCTTTAGTGTCATTCTTCTTTTTCGATGAGGGTACAAAGGGGGTGCAGAGAGACCCTTATTACGGGAAGAAAACAGGAACAATATATACTGCAAAGTCATCACGAAGTGACCATCTATTGTGAGTTGGAATGATGACTATGCAGTAGTGTTGATGTCGGGTGGAGTTGAATCCACTGCAACACTTGATTGGGCAGTAAAGAAGAAGTATAAGAAACTTATTGCAGTCCATAGTATGTGGACAGACATAGAGATAACAGGGTCACGAGAGTTTAACCCAAACATACAAAAGATATGTGATTGGTATAATGTACCATTATATACATATAAACAATCTAACCCTTTAGAGGGATTAGATATTGAAGGGATTGATTATGTGCATTCCTCAAACCATTGGTTGATTACTGCAATGAATATTGCATCAAGGTATCCAACAATAAAGAACTTCCTTTGGGGAGTCAACAATGGGATAAGGGCAGTTGGAGATAGTGGTGGAGATTTTCCATTCCTTCCAAGGTCATGGCAGTTCACAATTGCATTTGACCAATATGTGCATAACATGGGTAAAGATGGGGGTCAACGATTATGGCCACCTTGTTCATTCATGACCAAGGTGCAGATGTGGGAAACGATTCCCGATGAAGTCAAACCACTGGTTCAATCATGTGGAAGACCACTTAAATACGATGGTGTATCACCATGTGGGGAGTGTTTTAAGTGTAATGAATTTAAGACCATGTTAGATGGTGTAACCCCAAAACCATAAGGAGAAATTATGATTGAAATATTCGGAAAAACACAATGTCCTTATTGTGATAAAGCAAAATCATTATGTGAACAAAAAGGATTAGAATACATTTACAAACAATTGGGAACAGACTTCACAAGAGAAGACCTCTTTGAAGAGTTCCCTACTGCAAGAACTTTTCCTCAGATAAGAATTGATGGTGAAGCAATTGGTGGTTATGATAACTTTGCAGATTGGGCATCAGTAGAATAATGTCTAGTTACCATATATATCTTAACCTCAAACATATGCAAGATGTAAATGATGAGAGGTTACAACACATTGTCAAAATGGTCGATAAAGAGATTCATGAAGTGAGGATATATACCAAAGGATTAGACTTCCAAGGTAACCCACATGACAGACCATTACCTTATGGTATTATTGATGGTAAACCAAAAACACATGAAAACTTCTTTAAAGAGGTTATAGGGGAGAAAGAGTTAGATGAAGATTAGAGTACACTGCACTGATTGTCAATCACAATGTATAGTTGTACATGAAATGGACTCACACCAATATGGTATCGACCATTGCCCATTTTGTGGAGCTGATATGGATTTAGACTTACTAGAGGAGTTGGAAGACGATGATGATTAGGTCTTGACAGCGACCTAACAATTTTGATATAATTATGGCACGATTACAAAGAAAGGAAGAATACCCTTTGATTGACATTCAGATTAATGGTCAAATTGCACAAAAACGGCGTATCAAAACCTATATTAAGTCATGTATTGCCTACTTATCCCCTAGATTGCGTAAAGATATAAGGATAGAACTAAACGTTATAACTACCCTAGAACATTCTGCCTATGCACTCTGTTATGGAGACCGAAATTGGGTTCAAATCGACCTAGCACGATGCTCAGGGCATCTAAAGTTCTCTTTAGAAGAGCAGATGTTGAACCTTGCACACGAATTAGTCCATGCAAAACAGTTCATTACAGGACAATTGAGTCCAATTAAACAGAATTGGAAGAAAAAGGACTACTCCACAACCCCTTATAGCCGTCAACCATGGGAGCGTGAGGCATATGCAAAGGAAGAAAAACTATACAAAATATTTTGGGAATAGCCTTGACAATGACCCACTAAAAGATGTATACTAACAGTATGGAAAATAAAGAGATAAAAAGAATCTTCGTTGATATGGACGGAGTACTTGCAGACTTCAACACTGGTGTTGAGGCATTGACGGGAACACCTTTCCCGAATACAGACCAAGGTCATAACGATTATGACGAAAGAAAAGAAGAATTAACGAACAAAAGATTGTTCAGAATGTTACCACCTCTGCCTGATATGTATGACCTCATTGGTTATATCAGACATACAAACCTTCCTTGGGAGATATTGACTGCAGCTGGTGTTGTCAACAGAGAATTAGTAGTGTTCGATAAGAACGAATGGATTAAAGAACATGTGAGTCCAACAGTGGTAGTCACTTGTACTATGACTGGTAGTCAAAAAGGTATGTTTGCAATCAAAGGGAGTGTCCTTATTGATGACAGACAAAAGAACCTTGATGCATGGGTAGAACATGGTGGAATAG